CGTAGAGGCCCGTATTGATTATCATTATGGGTTGGATCCTGAACTTATGGTGTACCGACATAAAATAGGCGACATTTATGGGAAAAAGAACCTTAAAGTGCCACACGCAAAATACAGCACTTCTAAAAAAGTGAAGAATCTTTTTAAAGGCAGTAAATAGTATTATGAAGATTAGAGAAATCATATCAGAAGTAGCATCAGTTGGCGCTACAAGTGCCGCTAATATTGCCACTGTTGCGTCACCACACATAGCAGTAGGACCTGATAGATTTAAGAAATCATACACAGGCACGCCTGGCAAGTCAGGCACAAAGGCTCCCAAATTACCAAAAATAGTTCAACCTAAAAAGAAAGACGGCACAGCCAAAGGCGCTCATGCACTACCAGGAGTGAGTATCTTCGGCGGACCGCTAAAGAGATAAATATTAATATGGCTTGTAAAAATTGTAAATGCGAATGTGAAAATTGCAACTGTGACTATTGCAGATGTGACGATTGCGGCGAAACTAGAGATTAATTATGAAATTTAAAGAAATGCATCAGGACGGAGTTCAACCGGCTGACTTGAAAAGAGTTGGTAAAGCAGAACCAAAAGTATATGTCCACAAAGATGGCAAAACGATAATGATCCCTGCAGAGAAGAAAGACGAGTACATGGCAAAAGGTTATAAACTTTCTTCATTGAGAGCGGAAGATGACACTTCATCTAAAGGTATGAACAAATACGGATTAGCGGCAAAGAACAAAGACGGTAAATTTTATTCATATCAAAATGGCAAACTTACAGGAACATTTGATAACATGGCAGATTTACAAAAACATCAACAACAGATAGTACAACAAATGGATGATAAACACAATCAAGAGTCCACTAACGAAGATTTAGGACAAATGGCTCACAAAGTTGAACAAGACCACGAAGTGCAGATGGCTAGATCAGATTTATACAAAGCGGCAAAATATTCAATTAAACTGCATGACAGATTAAAAAACATTTCCGAAGAGGAAGGTTTAGAAGGTTGGGTAGCGGCTAAGATTACAAAAGCAAGTGATTATTTAAGTTCAGTATTCCATTACATGGATTACGAGATGATGTCTAGCGAAGAGATGACAGAGTCAAGAACTAAAATTGTTCAGGCGATTAAAGCAAAATCAGAGAAGCCTGAACCAACATACAAAGAAACTATAAGCAAAAAATTCCAAACAAAACTAGACGAGGTCTCAAAAAAAAAGACTGAACCAGTCCTAGAAGATTTTGTTGGTAAACCTATCTCAGAAGAAGAATTCGAAAAATTAGCAGAGAAAAAAGATGCCTGCTATCACAAAGTTAGATCAAGATACAAAGTTTGGCCTTCGGCTTACGCCTCTGGTGCTCTAGTTCAGTGTCGTAAAAAAGGCGCGGCTAATTGGGGCAACAAGAGTAAGAAGTAATGAAGGTAAACGAAATCATAGAAGGAACACGTTGTTGGAAGGGTTACGAAAAGAAGGGCATGAAGACCATGTTCGGAAAAAGGGTACCCAACTGCGTTAAAAGGGAACACGTAGACTTCTGTGTCAATTGCTACGATCTTATACTAGACGAATCCTTAGACGAAAATCTTAAGAAATGGTTCAAAGACAAATGGGTGCGTATGGGTCCAGGCGGAAAGATTCGTGGAACGTGTGGTGGTAAGAAAAAAGGTGAAGGCAAACCTAAATGTCTACCTAGATCAAAAGCATACTCCTTAGGTAAAAAAGGCAGAGCAAGTGCGGCACGAAGAAAAAGAAAAAAAGATCCTAATCCAAATAGACGTGGCAAAGCAATTAATGTTGCCACAAAAAAGAAGTCGTAATTCTACATAAGATATAATTTTCCATAAATACACTATATTAACAAGGGGGAGGTTGTGTCTTGAATTTTGTTGCAAATATTCCATATACAAAGTGCTGGGTTCGTAAAGAATACTTACACGACCTTAAGAGAGGTCACGGCGAACTAGTCGAAGCAATAATGTTCGCGGTTAAATCCGTACAAGGCAGAGCATTAATGTTCGAAGCATACCTTCCAGAGTATGGTGCTTGTTTTGACAAATTTCCATTGTCAGCATTTGTTTGGAAAGAAAACATCAAAGAAGAAGATCAATTACCTTTAGGAACTATTGAACTGTGGGACAGTTTTAGTTCTAACATACAAGTATGGACAAAATCATTATTGAAAGCAAGTGATGTTGAGATAATGTTAAAGGGCGGTGGCAGAATGAAAGGTGAATATATGTTTACGATTGATGCCTGTCATGGAGATCCAAACACAGTCAACACAGGAGTTTCAGAAGTACCAAGCGAACACAAACAACACAATTTTGGCAAACTTAGAAATGGACAATTCTTTGCACAACCAAATAATAGAATGCTTTGGTTTGAAGCATCACTAACTCCATCAGAACTCAAAAGACCAGACTTCCAAGTATCCACTATAGAATTTTATTGCGAAAATGAATCCAGTGTTGTATTTGGTGACACCAACGATTACTTCTACGAAGATAAAGAACGCAAATCCTAAAATTAATCATTGACTTTACCGGAAGAATTAAGTATAATTCATTTATATTAATTTTTAAAACAGGTATAGTACATTATGATAGAAGGATTTAAAATTCCAAAAGTAACATTTAGAATAAGAACAGGTGATGAAGTGGAGACCGATGGCGGTTGTGCAATTGGTGGTGAGTGGCATAACGCAACAACAGATTCATATTTCAAAGGAAAAAGAGTAGTAATTTTTAGTTTACCAGGAGCATTTACTCCTACTTGCTCAAGTCAACAACTTCCAGGATTCGAAAAAGAATATAATAGTATTAAGGATATGGGCATTGACGAAATATATTGTATTTCCGTAAATGATTCATATGTAATGAACGCATGGGCAGATAGAATGCAAATACAAAATGTTAAAATGATTCCAGATGGTTCTGGAAACTTCACAAGATTTATGGGTATGCTGATTGGTAAAAACCATTTAGGCTTCGGTAATAGAAGTTGGAGATACATGGCAGTGGTTAAAGACGGTGCAATAGAAAAATGGTGGCAAGAGCCAGGCATAAACAATGAAGGAACTGACGATGACCCATACGTTGAGTCAACGCCAGAAAACATGGTAAAATATCTAAAAGGAGAGTAATATGTCAGCAAGAACATACGGCCCTGAAGAACAAGCAAAGTTGAAAAGAATCGTAGATGAAGGTTCAAATGTTTTACAGGAAATAGAAGACTTAAATGCAGGACTGAAAGACACAGTGAAAGCAGTGTCCGAAGAACTAGAAGTAAAACCTGCTTTAATAAACAAGGCAATAAAAATTGCACACAAAGGAGAGTGGAGCAAATATTCTGAGGCTTTTGATAGTTTGGAGAATTTAATTATTGCAGTTGGTAAAGACAAGTAATGAAATACATTGTCGACATCGACAATACAATTTGTTACAACCAGAACAGTGACTACGAAAACAGCAAACCTGATTTCGATCGCATTGCCAAACTTAATAAATTGTTCGACGAAGGCAATGAGTTACATTACTGGACAGCAAGGGGTGGTAACTCCGGGAAAGATTGGACGGAACTAACCAAGAAGCAACTTGATGAATGGGGAGTGAAACACACTGCCATACAGATGAAGAAACCAGTATATGATTATTGGATTGATGATAGAGCAATAAACGTAAAAGACTTTTTTGATGAGAATTGATTACAACATACATTTAGATTATTCCGACGTTTTGTTACAGCCAAAAAGATCTGCCTTAAGTTCTAGGAGAGATGTTGACATGGAAAGAACATATAAATTTAGGAACAGTGGAAAAGAATTAAGTTACGTTCCTGTAATGGCATCGAACATGGATGGCGTTGGCACTTTTTCTATGGCAAGAGTGTTGCAGGAATATAAAATGCTCACAGTAATTAGAAAACATTATACCTTCGATGATTGGAAAGAAGCCGCCGGTACAGGTATTAAATTCAAATATGTATCTGCCTGCGTAGGCACAGGTGCACTATGGGACGAGAACGCACAGGACTATCAAACATTGAAAAAAGTTATGTCGGCGTTTCCAGACATTCCTGTAATAACAATTGACGTTGCAAATGCATATCACGAACAATTTGTTTCTTTTGTGCAACGTATTAGAGAAGAATATCCATCCAAAGTGATCATTGCTGGTAACGTTGTAACACCAAACATGACAGAAGAATTAATTTTAAACGGAGCCGACATAGTGAAAGTTGGTATTGGTCCAGGTAGTGTGTGTACAACACGAACTCAAACTGGTGTTGGCGTTCCTCAATTTTCAGCAATTATAGAATGTGCCGATGCGGCTAATGGCGTAGACGGACACATAATTGCGGATGGAGGTTGCACACAACCAGGAGACATTTCAAAGGCATTAGGAGCAGGCGCACATTTCGTTATGCTTGGTGGTATGTTAGCAGGTCACCAAGAAGGCGAAACACAATTAGTAGATGGCAAAAGATATTTTTATGGCATGAGTTCGCAATCAGCATTTGATACACATGGAGCAAGAAAAGATGGTTACAGAGGCACAGAAGGCAAGACAGTTATACTAGACGACAAAGGCCCAGTTAAAGACACTGTTGAACAATTATTAGGCGGTATAAGAAGTACTTGCACTTATATAGGTGCAAGACGTGTTAAGGATATGCCTAAGTGTGCTCACTTCGTGTGCGTGAACAATACAATCAACAGAGTGTTTGACAAGTATGAAAATTGATCAAATTTTAAAATGGGTTGCTACATTTACTTTAATTGTAGGAACTTTCGTTAATGCAGGATTTCCACATCTTTATCCAATTGGTCCGATACTTTTAGTATTAGGAGGAATTAATTGGTTAATCGTTTCAGTGATTTGGAAAGAACCGGCACTGATAACTACAAATGCAGTATTGACAATTACCGGAATAGGCGGTATACTGTTATATTATTGTTTATAGGCCCAATCAGCCACAAGTGATTATTAGGTATGTGTCAGCCGAAAATGACATTAGGAGAATAAATGAGTTATATAGATGGCTATTTTGACAGAGGTTCCGATCTCATAAGAGTTGTTGAACGTCAAAACGGCGAAAGAGTTTTCAAAGAATATCCAATCAAATACACTTTTTATTATGAAGACCAACGTGGTAAGTTTAAAAGCACCACTGGTAAATCCTTAAATAGAATCATATCCAAGACTACAAAAGACTTCCACAAAGAACTTGCAATCAACAGAGGTAAGAATTTATTCGAATCTGACATCAATCCAATATTTCAATGCTTGAGCGAAAACTATATCAACAGAGATGCTCCTGAACTAAAGACTGCTTTCTTTGATATTGAAGCAGACTTCGATCCGGAAAAAGGTTTCAGTAATCCTAGTGATCCATTTATGCCTATTACGGCAATCACTGTTGCTTTACAATGGTTAGACAGCACAGTTACTTTCGCTATGCCACCTAAGACAATGAGCATAGAAGAAGCGAAAGAAGTTACAAAAGGAATAGACAACTTATATCTTTACAAAGATGAAGGAGAAATGCTCACAGCCTTTTTAGATACAATCCAAGATGCAGATGTTATTAGTGGTTGGAACTCCGAAGGTTATGATATTCCATATGTTGTGAACAGGATACAAAAAGTTTTAAGCAAAGATGACACTAGAAAACTTTGTTTATGGAAACAACTTCCTAAAAAAAGAGTGTTCGAAAGATTTGGTCGTGAACAAGAAACATATGATTTAGTTGGAAGAGTGCATTTGGATTCACTAGAACTTTATAGAAAATACACATACGAAGAAAGGCATTCATACAGATTAGATGCTATTGGTGAACATGAACTAGGAGAAAAGAAAACTGTATATGAAGGCAGTTTGGATCAACTTTACAATCAAGACTTTAGAACATTCATAGAATACAACAGGCAAGACACCGTGCTGATTGACAAACTGGATAGAAAATTAAAATTTATTTCATTAACAAATGAATTGGCACACGCAAACACAGTTTTATTACAGACTACACTAGGTGCAGTAGCAGTAACAGAACAAGCAATTATAAATGAAGCACACAGAAGAGGTGTACAAGTTCCTAATAGACCTAAGAGAGATCCAGAAAGCACAACTGCCGCAGGTGCTTATGTGGCTTTTCCTAAGAAAGGATTGCATAATTGGATAGGATCCATGGACATAAGTTCACTGTATCCGTCAGTCATTAGAGCATTGAATATGGCTCCTGAATGTGTAATGGGACAATTAAGACCAACTCACACAGAAGAATACATCGACGAACAAATGACACTACAAAAGAAATCCTTTGCTGGTGCTTGGGAGAATCATTTTGGTTCATTGGAATATGATGCAGTGATGGAAATGCGTAAAGATATTTCTATACACGTGGATTGGGAAGATGGTAAAACAGAAGTTATGAGCGGTGCAGAAGTGTATAAATTAATTTTTGACAGTAACAATCCGATGATGTTAAGTGCCAATGGCACAATTTTTACAAGTGAATTTGAAGGCGTGATACCAGGACTACTAAAACGTTGGTATACCGAAAGACAAGAAATGCAATCCATGTTAAAGAAATCCAAAGACGCAAAGAATAAAGCAGAAGAAGAGTTTTGGGATAAAAGACAACTTGTTAAAAAAATTAATTTGAATTCGCTGTATGGCGCAATATTAAATCCAGGTTGTAGATTCTTTGACAAACGTATTGGACAATCAACAACACTATCAGGTAGACAGATTTCAAAACACATGGCGGCAAAGATCAATGAAGTCATAACAGGAGAATACAATCACGTAGGGAAAGCAATTATATATGGTGACACAGACTCCGCTTATTTTAGTGCTTACGAAGTATTAAAGAAAGAAATTAATGATGGTTCTATTCCTTGGACTAAAGAAAGTGTCATAAAGTTATATGATCAGGTGTGTGAAGAAGTAAATGGCAGTTTTAAAAAGTTTATGGCAGAGGCTTTCCATTGTCTAAAAAGTAGGGCAGAAGTAATTAAGGCAGGTAGAGAATCTGTAAGTTCAACAGGACTTTTTATTACAAAGAAAAGATATGCAGTATTAATGTATGACTTAGAAAACTTTAGACAAGATACAGATGACAAACCAGGAAAAATAAAAGCAATGGGATTAGATTTGAAAAGATCCGATACTCCTGTATTCATACAAAACTTTTTAAATGAATTACTAATAATGGTATTGACTGAAAAGACTGAGTCTGAAGTTTTAGATAGAATAAGTCAATTTAGAAATGAATTCAAACAGCGACCTGGTTGGGAAAAAGGATCTCCACGTAGAGCAAACAACATTCAAGAGTATGCAAAAAAAGAAGCAAGACTAGGCAAAGCAAATATGCCAGGTCACGTAAGAGCAAGTATAAATTGGAACAACCTAAAGAAAATGCATAATGACAAATACTCTATGGAGATACATGACGGTATGAAAGTTATTGTATGCAAACTTAAAAAGAATCCGTTGGACTATACTTCTGTTGCATATCCTACAGATGAGATGCACATACCAAGTTGGTTCAAAGATTTACCATTCGACAATGATGCAATGGAAAGCACACTAATAGATAACAAACTAGGAAACTTGTTAGGAGTATTAGGTTGGGATATTAAATCTACGGAAAGTAAAAACACATTTAACAACTTATTTGACTTTGGAGGATAGATGGCTACACATGGAATGATAGACTTGGAAACTTTAAGCACTAGACCAGATGCCACTGTATTGACTGTGGGTGCTATAAAATTTGATCCATACACAGAACAAGAACCTCACAATGGATTATACCTCAGATTAAATGTAGACGAACAAAGTGATTTAAATCGCCATGTGGATAACGGAACTTTAGAATGGTGGGGTAAACAAGATGAAAAAATTAGAGAAGAAGCACTGGGAGATGAGGATAGAGTGCCGCTGACAGAATTTGTTAGACAACTTAACAAATGGTGTGTAGGATTAGACGAACTTTGGTGTCAAGGTCCGTTGTTTGACTACGCAATCTTACAAAATTTATATGCACAATTAGAAACACCTGTGCCTTGGAACTATTGGCAAATACGTGATAGTAGAACATTATTTGGTATGTTGCCGGAAGATCCAAGGAAAGGAATACAAATGGATTTGCACAATGCACTTGCTGATTGTTATTTCCAAGCAAAGAGTGTCCAAAAGGCGTATAAACGGTTTGGGGTTAAGAAAAGATGATAGGATTCGTGATTGACTTTTCGCCAAAACCTAAATATAATGTAACAATGAGGAGAAAATAATGAAAGACATCTTACAAGATATAGTTGCCCATACTCACTCGCTAGGCTTTTTAAGTTTAGTTAAAGTGACTAATGAAGAGCAAACTAAAATAGAAAGCATGGCTGAGGACAGATCAGTGATACTTTCAGCAAACACAAACAACAAAGTAAATGAATTTGATGGTGTGTTTGG